CAGAAAAAACTGAAATGACTGAAAACACCCCTGACTTGACGGTGGTGCGTGATGAAGCTTCTAAAAAAGCTGCTTCAGATGAGCGCAATCGCATTAGAGAAATTTCTGTGTTATGCGAAAGGCATCAACTAGGTAATGAGTTGAAAGAGACTCTTATTAGTGATGGTACTTCTATAGGCGAAACAAGAAAGATCGCATTAGACAAGCTTCAAGCGAAGCCAGTTGAAACAGTCGAGCAAATCGATTCAAATGAAACTAATGACATCGGTTATAGAGGCATTGAAGATTCAATGTCATACCTTCTTTATGGCAAGGATCATTCAAGAGGAGCCGGTGCAGCATCAGAAGTTAGTGAGGAAGTATTAAAGAGAGGCGGTGTTCAAAGAACATCAGAAAGATCTGTTTTCATTCCTTACGGCGCATTAGCACCCAAAAACTTAAGAGCTACCTACAACACTGGAGCAAGTGGAACAGGAGGAGCGCTAGTTGGGGTGGATTATCTACCAGAGCGTTTTATAGAAACATTGCAGGCAACTAGTTCTGTAATGGCTATGGGCGTTACTGTCTTGCCGGGCCTAGTCGGTGACGTAAGTATTCCTAAAAGAGACACAGACGCTACTGCTTATTGGCTTTCCACAGAGACAACCGCAATTACTCAGAGTGAGAGCACATTCTCAAATGTGAGTTTGACTCCAAAACGAGTAGCGGCATATTCAAAGTGGTCAATGCAAACTGAACAGCAAGCATTACCAGCAATTGAAGAGCTTTCTAGACGCAACTTGATCACTAAAATCGATCAGGCTAGGGATCTCGCGATTCTGAACGGATCGGGTTCAGGCGGCCAGCCCGAAGGCGTTTTGAATACCACTGGAATCGGAAATATTGCTCTAGGAACTAATGGAGGGTCGGTTAGTTTGAACAATTTAATCGATCTAGAAGGTGCTTTATCTGAAGACAACGCTTTAACTGGGTCTCTTGGTTACATTGCTCACAGCAAAATTATTAACCAACTTAAGAAGGCTCGCGCAGGTGGTTCAACAACTACTGACGGCGCCTACCTATGGAATAGCAACCTTCAGGACATCAGCAGAGGTAGCACACCGGGTTCAATTAATGGGTACTCAATAAGAGAAAACAACCTATTACCAACAAACCTAACTAAGGGTTCTGCTTCAACTTGTACTCCTATTATTTTCGGTAACTTCTCTGACATCTATGTTGGGATGTGGGGCGCAGGTATAGAGGTTTCTATTAGTGAGACTGAAGACGACTTCATCAAGCTATTAACTTCCATCCGCGCAGTAACAACGATGGATGTAGCTGTGGCTCATGCTCAAAGCTTTGCAGCGATTAAAGACGCACTTAGCTAACTAAATCGGGGGGTCGGAAACGGCCCCTTTTTTTTCTTATGAAAATCAAAGCATTAAAAAACACAAGCGCTAGCGGTCAATCCTTAGAGGTTGGCAAAAATTACGACGTAAGTGATAAAGACGCTGAAATATTAATTCGCATGAAAAAAGCAGAGGAATCAACAGAATCGGTTGAAGAATGTTCAATGCCAGAGGCTTTTTTACCTCCAACTCCACCAACTGCATCAAAAACAAAAAAGGTAAAAGCAAATGTCAATAGCGACTGATTCACTAGACGCAATTTTTAACGTTGATGAGACTTCATTGGTCAAGTCTGGAACTATTGTTGGACGTGGTTACTTAGATCAACCTACATCAGTTTTGGCAGGCGGTGAAGTTTTAGCTGTTGATTATGTTTTACACGTAAAAGATTCTGATTTTAGTTCTTTAAAATTTGGCGATACATTAACAGTGCAAGATGCGAATGGAAATGATGTGAGTTATACGGTGCGAGTAAATGAAGCTAATATTGATGGCCTAACCCGACAAGTATCTTTATCTAAGGTCTAATGACAACGAGACGAGAAAGCATATTAGACGCTGTTAAGGCTGCATTAGCTGGTACTACTTCAGTCGGGACAAGAATTTACAGATCAAGGGTTACGGCGTTAACACGGGCAGAAAGTCCGGCTCTTTTGGTGTCTTGGTCAAATGATACGGCAACACAAACAACCTCACTAGCAACACTTGATCACACACTTACAATTGATATTTCTGTAATCGTTCGAGGTGATACGCCTGATGAAGTTGCAGATCCGATTGTCGAAAGTTTGCATAATAAAATTATGACTAATGCAACTTTAAATAATTTGATCAGTGATATTTATTTGACCACGACAACGAACGAAAATATTGACGCAGATCAACCCGCCGGAATTGTTACCTGTTCGTATGAAATTCAATATCGGACATTAAATAATAATTTGGCATCTGTCTAAGCTTTAATACCAAGTTTCGTTTAATATGTAGACATATCGTAAATTTGATTTGGTTAGATGGCTGTATTACGAACAAAGAAGACGCTGGTAGCAGCCAAGAAAGAAAGTTCTTATGCGTCGGCGGCTACATTGGCGGGAACCGATGCGGTCTTAGCGACTGAAGTTTCAATTGAACCAGTAGCGGCAACGGCGTTAGATCGAAATACCATTGATGGAAAATTTGGGTCTAGACCTTTTATACAAACTAATACTCATGTCAGTTTAACTTTAACTGTTTCGGCTACTCCGTCGGGCACAGCAGGAACCGCGCCTGACTATACAGACCTATTACTGGGATGTGGCTTAGTACACGATGATCAAGCTTCTACAAATACATTCACCCCAGAGACCAATTTAGAAACGGCGGATAGTTTGACCATTGGTATATATATAGATGGATCATTACATAAAATGACAGGTGCAAGAGGGAGTTTTACATATCAAATAGAGGCAGGCGATACACCAAAATTTGTATTTAACTTTTTAGGATTGTATAACGCGCCAACTGCAACAACGATACTCACCCCAACTTATGCTCAATTAGTGCCAAAGGTCGCGAACAGTACAAACACAACTGCTTTCCAATTGCATTCTTACGCGGGAGCATTAAGTTCATTTAGCTTTGAGCAAAATAACAATCTTTACTATTCTGAATTAGTAGGAAGTTCAAAACAGGTCAGGATTACAGACCGCGCAAGTTCAGGAAGTGTTTCTATTGAATCGGTTGCACTAGGAACAAAAAACTTTTATGAAATTACTAATTCAACAGCAACAGGGAACCTGACTCATCAACACGGGCAAACAACAGGTTCGAAGATTACATTTACAGCAGGTCAAACACAGTTAGAAACAATTGGACAAGGCGAGAACGAGGGTTATCAAATGTTGGATATTGCTTATAGAGCCTTACCTAATAGTGGCAATGATGAGTTCACTTTACTTTTTAGTTGATATTGCTTTAGTTGTTAATTGGGTCTACCCTGATATTTAGACGTATTAAATTTAAGTGCCTTTAGTCCTTGGCAAATCAGATACCTATTCATGGAAAATTGAATTAAAAGTTCCAGTTGATAACGGCAAATATGAAAAGCAAAATTTTTATTGTGTATTTAAAAGAATAGAACAATCAAAGATCGAAGCATATCAAAAGAAGTTAATGAATACAAAAATGGATGTAATGTTTGAGGCTGCGCGAAAGTTTGCTAAAGAAGTTGTTGTTGGTTGGAAAGATATTTTAGATGCAAATGATGAACAAATACCTTTTACTGATGAGGCTTTTGATCAATTACTTGAAAAACCATTAGTCGGAATTGAAATCGCAAAAACATATATTGATTCAGTTACAGGAGAGAAAACAAAAAACTAACAAAGGCGGTTGATTATATTTTTAAAAATAATAAAGATAATAAAGATGAGCTAGAGGCAGCCGCGAAAGCCTTCGGCGTTGTATTGCCTGAAACGAAAGAGGAACAATTTTATTTATGGCCAGAACACTTAAACGCTTTTGATTTATTTATCCGTTGTCAAACTCAATGGAGAATTAGCGGGTTGGGTCAGGTTACAGGTTTTTGCTACGACTCAGTATTAGCCATTGCTCAGCTATACGAGTATGATGATCTCAAGTCGGTTATCGAAGATCTACAGGTTATGGAGATCAAGGCGATTGAAATTTTAAATAAGGATAAGAAATAATGGCGGCTAAGTTCGATATGATAATTGCCGCGAAAACGACGGGGCAGGCTGCAATAAAAAGAATGGGTAACTCCATGCAGGGGTTACAGGGAAGGTTGAAGAATGTACGAATGGCAGCCTTAAGCGTCAACACGGCGTTTAAGGCGATGGCCTTGATATTGACGGCGGGGACATTTAGTCGATTTGTTACAGGTGCAATAAATCAGGCTGACGCATTTGGAAAACTAAGCAGGCAAACAGGAATTGCGGCGGATTCACTACAAGCCTATGTAAACGCCGGAAAATTAGCAGGGGTTGAACAATCAACAATTGAAAAGGGTTTAAGACGTTTAGCACAATCACAAAGAGAAGCAGATCAAGGCATAAAAACTTATTCGGAAAGTTATGAAGCATTGGGCATAAGCGTTAGAGATTCAGACGGAAATTTAAAAAGTTCTGAGGTTCTCTTAGGTGATATTGCAGATCGTTTTTCAAATATGCCTAACGGGGCAACAAAGGCGGCGCTTGCAATGGAAATATTTGGTCGATCAGGGGCGCAATTAATTCCTTTGTTAAATGAAGGTCGAGAAGAACTAGAAAAGTGGAACTATGAAACGAGCGAGGGGTTTGCAGCGAACGCAGAATATTTTAATGATCAATTAACAAAGTTGAGTTTTGGTTTTGATGGGTTTAGGAAACTATTAGCAGATGCTTTATTGCCAACGCTAAACCAATTAGTTGGTGTGTTCTCTGATGTGTTTGACAGTGAAAAAGATTGGGCAGGATTATTTAAAGTTATCGAAATTGCAATTAGGGGCGTTGCTTTTTCCATCATGGGGGCTATTGCGTTAGCTGAAGAATTAATACAACTTGCAAAAACGACAAAGGAAATTATTGGCAAGTGGGTAAAAGGTGATTTTACTGGTATGGATGAAACAAAAGCTGAATGGCGTTCAGGTTTCGCTAATCGTTTTAAAACTAATAAAGAACTTTTTGATTCAATTATTGGAGGTACTGAAAATGCACCTGCGTCATATTTTGCGGAAGGAACAGTTGAAGCAAATAAATTTGGAAAAGAATTAGATAAGACTTTCGGTACACAAATGAAATCAAAAATTGATACTTTTAGAGCCTCAATTAAAACTGTTGGCGAGGCAATGTCGGATGTAGTGATTAAAGGAATAAAAAAGATGGAGGAAACGTTGGTGAATTTTGTGATGACAGGCAAATTAGCGTTTAAGGATTTAGCTAATACAATTATCAAGGAGATGGCACGTATTGCGATACAACAAACAATCACAGCGCCTTTGACTGATTGGTTTAAAGGGTTATTTAGTGCGAAAGGTAATGTAATTGAAAATGGTCAACATGTAACGGCCTATGCGAAAGGCGGGGTTATAAATAGTCCTCACTACAAAATGATGGCTAATGGTGGAATTGCAGTTGCAGGGGAGGCCGGCGCGGAAGCCATATTACCCCTACGTCGTCGTAATGGAATTTTAGGAGTAGAGGGGGGCGGCAATACTTCTGTTGTTGTTAACGTGGACGCGAATCAATCACAAGTGCAAGGGGATTCAGATCGGGCGGGACAATTAGGCGAGGTTATATCTCAAGCAATCCAACAAGAATTAATCGTTCAACGTAGACCTGGAGGATTACTCGCAACCTAATGGCAAACTTCCCAACAAGTCCTTCTCCTAGCTATGGAGCACAAAAAACAAGTTCTCCAAAAACTCGAATGACACAATTTGGCGATGGTTATCAGCAGAGGGTTGATTTTGGCTTAAATCAAAATCCAAAAGAATGGAATTTAACTTTTCAAAATATCTCAGAAACAGACGCAGACACAGTAGAAACTTTTTTAAATAGTCGCGCAGATGACAATGAAAGTTTTGGTTGGACACCTCCAGATGAATCAACTTCTTATAAATGGGTCTGTGATAGTTGGACTAAAACAATTCCTTATAACAACAGGGCAACAATTCAAGCAACCTTTAGACAAGTATTTGAACCATAATGCCTATCCCAATTGCAGAATTACAGAAAACAAATCCGTCAGCAATTATTGAATTGTTTACGTTAACGATGGATTCATCAATTCACGGTTCATCTGTCGATCCTGTTTACCGTTTTCATAACGGTTCTAATCATTCAAATGCAGAGGTTGTATGGGCAGGAAATAGTTATCAAAGGTTTCCTATTCAAGCATCAGGTTTTGATTTTAAAGGTCAAACATCAGGAACATTAGCAAGACCAACTTTGACCGTTAGTAATATCCTTGGGACGTTCACAACATTAATGCTGACCGTTAATGCTACGACTCCAGGTAATGATTTACAAAAATGTAAATTAACAAGAATAAGGACGTTGGCTAAATACTTGGATGCAGCTAATTTTAGCGGTGGCAATTCAGATGCAGATCCCACTCAAGAACTTCCTCAAGAGGTGTATTTTATCCATCGCAAAAGTATAGAAAATAGAGAAATTGTTGAATTTGAATGTGTTAGTGCCTTTGATTTAACAAACGTCAAGATACCAAAAAGACAATTTACAAGAACTGATTTCCCTGGTATCGGAGCCTATGTTTGATGACTTGGAAAAATCAAGCGTTATTACATGCAATTGAATCAAAGCCTTATGAAGCTTGTGGGCTTGTTGTTGATGATCGAAGTTATTTGCCTTGCCAAAATATTGCAGACGATAAGATTAATAATTTCGTATTAGATCCGAATGGTTGGATTATTGCCGACAATTTAGGCGAAGTGACAGGTATATTTCATAGCCATCCCGATTGTTCACCTCAACCAAGTGAAGGAGATGTTAATTCATGCAATAGCATCGGAATAAATTTTTTCATTGTTAATCCTGATACTGCCCAATGGTATTTACTACATCCAAAGTAGAATAATAATAATGAGGCGTAGCAAATGAAAAGAACAATTAAAATCTATGGACCCTTAGCGAAATTCCTTGGTTGGAAGGAAATGGAGGCTAATTGTAATTCAGTTGCAGAAGCTATTCAATTTTTAGTTTCTAATTGGCCTGATGTTGAAAGACACATGGCAAAACAACACTACAAAGTGCAGGTCAACGACACAGTAATTGGTGAAGATGAAGTACAGAACATGAGTGGAGGAGATATACAAATCATGCCTGTTGTCGGTGGAGCTAAAGGATTATTCAAAACAATCTTAGGCATATCCTTAATAGCTGGTTCGTTTTTTATCCCTGGAGGGACTGGAGCCTTAACGGTTTTTGGTAAAAGTCTTACATATTCTAAAATTGGGATGGCGATAGGAGTAACTTTGGCGGCCCGAGGATTAAACGAGATGCTTGCACCTCCAATACCTGAAATTGATAACGACCCAACAAGAGCTTTTTCATTTCAAGGGATTCAAAATTCTGGAAGGGCTGGTGTTCCAGTGCAAATTGTATTTGGAGAAATTTTTACTGGCTCTGTTGTGATTAATCAATCCTTAGATACAACTGGGCCTCATGAAATGGCTGTTGCATCAGGAGGTATTTAACAATGGCACCAACTTATTATTCAGGGCAACACAATGGAGATTTTCGTGATTTCAGAGCTAATTTTGGTCATGAAAACACTTTAGAAAGTAATCAATTCTTAACTATTTTTGACGCACTTTCCGAAGGTGAAATTGCAGGTCCGGCAAATGCAGTAAGAAAAGCATTATTAGCAGCAAGATACCCTTCTCAGCATCCTGGCAGTTGGGGCGTTGGAACAGATAATTTTAATAGGGAAGCATTAACAGATGTTTTTCTAAATGAAACGCCTATTAACGGTGCAACACCTTCTTTTAATTCTGTTGCAACAGAAAATGTTTTAATTAATAATTTTGGTGAGGTGAAAAATGAGTTTAAATATGGAACAGCTACGCAAACAGTTACAAGTCAAGTTGGAATTAGCAGCACAGAAACAACTGTTAACGTACAAACTAAAGTTGAACAAGCTTCACCTGTAACTCAGACAATATCAACTCCTTTTGATACAGATGGTGCTGGTGATTATCCAATAAGAATTACATTAACTTGGCCTACTTTATTCAGACAAAAACATGACACAGGGACACAAAAAGGAGTCACTGTTCGTTATAAAATTGAACATAAATACACAGGGCAGGCTGATTTTAGTAATGCTTTTGGAGAGAATCTGCAAGTTCAAGGTAAATCAAAAGGTCCATATTCAAGAGATCATAAATTAGTTGTAAGTAATGATGTTAATCTTTATCCTTTACAAATAAGAGTAACAAGAATTACAGATGATGGAAAAAGTGACAGCATTGACCGTAATGGAAAACATTGGGAAAAAGACTCTGTTCAATCAGACATGAACTGGAGTACATACACTTTAATAAAAGACGAACCTAATACATACTCTAATACTGCTTACCATGCATTTAAAGTTGATGCTGAAAGATTTGGAGGTCAACCACCTGCAAGAATGTATAAAATAAGGGGATTAAAAACAAAAATTCCTGCACCATATACAAACGGATCTGGAACAACTTTTACTCCAACTGTTGACCCCACAACGGGGAGAATTGAATATCCTACAGGTTATATTTTTCAAGGTAGTTTTACAACTGCAACACATTGGAATACAGACCCTGCAATGCTTTTGCGTGAGATTTTATTAAATGAAAGATTTGGATTAGGTGAATTTATAAAAGAAAATCAAATAAGTAATTATGATTTTTATACTGTTAGTCATTACAACAGCGATTTGCTTTCTACTAATACAGGTCTAGAACCAAGATTTAGTTTTAATGGTTCACTACAAACGCAAGATAATGCATTTAATGTAATTAATAAAATATGCAGCAACATGAGAGTTACTCCTTATTGGAGCAATAACTCTTTAAGACTGATACAAGATAGCCCACAAAGTACATCTTATTTATTCACATTAGCAAATGTAGTTGAAGGTGGATTTTCATATTCTGGAACGCCTCAAGATACAAAGTTCACAGTTGTAAATGTAAGTTTCTTTAATATGAACACTTACAAAAAAGATGTAGAACAGGTTGAAGATGAAACAACGGCTCCACAAAGTAAGTACGGAATTGTTAGTAAAAATGTAGAAGCTGTTGGTTGTACTTCAAGACAACAAGCAAATCGAATGGGGCGGGCTTTATTGTATTCACAAACACATGAAAATGAAGTTTGTAGTTTTACCACTTCTATTGCTGCGGGTGTTATTTGTAGACCTGGACAAGTAATAGAAATTGCTGACCCTATGCGTCAGGGGAAAAGGACAGCAGGTCTTATAAAAAGTGCAACAACAACAGCAATTACTATTGATAGTGATACAGATATTACTTTTTCTAGTGGTTCTGAATTGTCAGTTGTTCTTTCAGATGGAACGGTTGAAACTAAAACTGTCAGTAGTATTTCTTTGGGTGTAATAACAGTTAGTAGTGCTTATACTAGTGCGCCACAATCAAACAGTTTATGGGTATATAAGACAGGAACATTAACAACATCAACTTGGAAGGTTATTAGTGTTACTGAAAAAGATGATTTATTATATGATATTAGCTGTATTCCTTATAACTCAGGAAAATATGATTATATTGAACAAGACATTGCTTTACCTGAAAGACAAACTTCTGAATTAAATGTTATTCCACAGCCACCAACGAGTTTATCCTTTAGTGAAAATATAGTTGAGGTTAATGATACTGTAGTTAATAGAATTACTTTGTCATGGAATAGACCACTTGATAAAACGAACCAAACGCAATTTTTGGTTAGATATAGAAATGAAACAGATAATTATTCTAGAATTATTACATCAGACACGACTGTTGATATTGATGGATTAGAGGCAGGATTGTTTGAATGTGAAGTTTATAGTATGGCGCAAAGTGCAATTGTTTCAGGCACATTTGCAAGTTTGAATAGAAACATTATTGGTAAAACAGCGGCCCCATCAGCACCTACTAATGTGCAATTTGCCAATGGTCTTTTGACTTGGACGCAATCAACAGATTTAGATGTAAAAATTGGTGGAAGTGTTTGTTTTAAATGGACAAGTAGAACTACAGGAGCAACATGGCAAAACTCAACGACTTTAATCGATCCAATTCCAGGCGCATCAACGCAAGTCCAACTTCCTTCTTTAGGTGGAACGGTCTTAATTGCTTTTAAAGATTCTGGGTATAGAAAAAGTGATGCAGTAGGAATTGTATTAAATGATTCTGATATAAATTTAAAGACAATAAAAACACAAACTGAACAGACTGGTTTTAGTGGAACAAAGACGAATCTAGAAGTTAATTCAAATAAATTACGCTTAACAACAACAGACAATTTTGACTCAATAACTGACTTTAACAATTTAACGATTGCAGGGACAAATGTAGAGACATTAGATGAAGTTGGGTCAGGTGTTTACAACTCTGGAACGTACACCTTTTCAAACGTAATTGATATGGAGGGCGTTTACCCTGTTCGGTTCAAGCAAACTTTAAAAACAGCAAATATTGTGGTTGGTACAACTATTGAAGACAGAGGAACAAATATTGATGATTGGACAACTTTTGACGGTGATGTTGCATATAGCCCAGACGCCTCAATTTTAGTTGATTCAACAGATGATGATCCTACTAGTGCTTCTCCTACTTGGAATGGTTATCAGAAGATGACGAATACATTATTGCAAGGAAGAGGGTTTAGATTTAAAGCAGAAGTGACAACGGCTGATAGTTCAGAAAATATAGAAATTGAAGAACTAGGATTTACAGCAAATCTAGAGCCTTCAACTCAACAAAGTACTGCACCTGTTGGTAATGGCGGAGCTGCAAAAACAATTACATTCCCGATGCAGTATTGGCCTGGAACAAGTGCTTTAGGTTTTACAACTGATAAACCTTCTGTTTCTGTTAATGTTATTTCGCCTAGTTCAGGAGATATTGTTGAACTGGCTATTTCCGCAAATCAATTCATCGCAACCATAAAAAACAGTTCAGGAAGCATTATTACTGATGATTTTAATTGGATTGCGAGTGGTCACGGCCAAGCCGTTTGACTTGATACGCCTAAATAGTAAGATAGACTATACTAAGCGTAATTAATAGAAGATAAAATGTCTCAACACGGTGATTATGTAATTGATAACGGTTCTGGTGCAACAGTAAGAGATGACATTAACAATACTTTAACCAATATCCTTACAGCTAACTCTGATGGTTCTGCGCCAAGTTATAAACAAACAGGAACCCTCTGGCTCAATACAACAGCAAATAGGTTTGAATATTATACGGGGAGTGCTTGGCATCCTTTTTTAGAAACTAATGGGAGTGGTTTATTTTCAACTGGTAATTCTTTTATTGGTCTATCAGCTACAGGCTCAATTGAAGTTCAATCTGATGCAACCTCACCCCATATTGATTTCAAGAGAAGTTCTGTTGATTACGATTGCAGAATAAGCCAATCAAATGATACTAATTATAATTTTCTAATTGAAACAGGAGGTAATGGCAATATAAAAACTACTTTCACTGCAAACGGTAATGGCTCGATAACATTAGGGGATGCAAATGCAGCAGTTACAAGTTTAGGGGTTATCAATGGTCGTGGTTTTGCTTCTAGAAGTGGGTACAGCGGAACAAATCAAGGCAACGTTGTAAATATTCAATGGACAGGTTCAGCGGCAAAACTATGGATTGATGCAGTCGATCAGGGGACAATCACTGTTTCTTCAGATTACCGAGTAAAGAAAAATATAACGACTCAAACAGTATCAGGAATCGACAAAATTAAACAATTAAGACCTGTTAATTATGAATATGCAGACAATGATGATTTTAGTTTTAAGGCTGATGGAGTAGCAAGAGAGGGTTTTATTGCTCACGAAGTAGCGGAGGTAATTCCTAGTGGTTGCGAAGGGGCGAAAGATGCAGCAAATCAAGTTCAATCTTTAAAAGTTGATGCAATCGTTTCTGTTTTAACAAAAGCACTACAAGAGGCCGTAGCAAAAATTGAGACGTTAGAAACAAAGGTCGCTGCATTAGAGGCAAAGTAGATGAGTTTACCAAATAAAACTCCAACTGAATTAGATGTTTACCGTCGAGTTGATTGGACTAAAAATTTTATTTTTGAGGATGAAAATGGAACAGCTCATGACCTGACAGGCTCAACCCTGACCTCTGAAGTCTGGAACGCAGAGAGATCAAAGAAATATTGCGATATAACTTGCACAATTACAGACGCTAGTAATGGAAAATTCAGACTATCTTTGTCTGAAGTACAGACGACCATATTGCCAACTACTCCAGCTCCATATTTTGACGTAAAAAGAACAGTTGGTTCAGATACTTCTTTAATTATTAGAGTCAAATTTAATGTCTCGGAGGGCTACACATCATGAGCAACGTAACTATTACCGAGACAATCAATCAGGTCAAGATTCTTGATGATGAAAATCAGACAGTAAAAATCATTACTGCTGGCCCAACTGGCCCAACTGGACCCGCCGGACCAACGGGCGCTACGGGCGCAACTGGAGCTGTAGGTCAATCAGGAACTTTAGTTAGGAGTGGAAGTTCAGTCCCTCAAAGTAGTGATGGCAATGACGGTGATTGGTGGATTGAAACAACCAATTCAAGATTGTATGGACCAAAGGCAAGCGGGACGTGGCCTGGTAGCTACGTCTCGTTAATAGGTCCAACCGGAGCGACTGGCGCAACTGGGCCAACAGGTACAACAGGATCTACAGGATCTACAGGCTCGGCGGCAACGGTTGGCATAGATTCAACAGTTACGGGTAATGCTGGTACAAGTGCAAGCGTTACGAATGAAGGCTCAGCCTCTGCTGCGAGTTTTAAATTTACCATTCCTAGAGGTGATACAGGAGCAACAGGGCCAGCAGGAGCAACAGGGCCAACAGGATCGACGGGCGCACAAGGCAATCAAGGTATCCAAGGCCCGCAAGGAAATACTGGGCCACAGGGTAATACTGGCGCGACTGGGCAAACCGGCGCATTTGGTGGGGCTACCTTTGAATATCAATTCAACACGTCTACTAGTGATGCCGATCCGGGTGCAGGCAAATTAGCGTTAAATAACGCAGCGCCTCAAAGTGCAACGCTTCTATTTATTGATGATACAGATAAGAACGGAACAGATATTCAAGCTTATTTAAGGACGATAGATGATTCTACTTCGACAATAAAAGGTCATTTTAAAATTAGTGAAGAGGCTGAACCTGATAATTTCCGTTTATATACTATTTCGGCTGCAACAGAAGCTACCGGTTATCACAAAGTTACTTGTGCTTATGTCTCGGGGGATGGGACTTTTAGTAGTAATGAAAATTTAGTTATTACATTTGCTCGAACAGGAGACAAAGGCGACACTGGAGCCACAGGCCCACAGGGTTCACAAGGGATTCAAGGGATTCAAGGTTCTACAGGTTCACAGGGTGCAACAGGTGCAACCGGACCTCAAGGCCCAGCAGGTAATGACGGATCTGACGGAAACGATGGAGCAACTGGCGCTACAGGACCACAAGGCGCAACGGGTGCTCAAGGTCCGACCGGACCCCAAGGCCCAACTGGTGCAGCAGGCGCAGATGGTTCAGATGGAGCGACAGGAGCAACAGGCCCTCAAGGTCCAACTGGTGCAACAGGAGCTGCCGGAGCCGATGGTAGTGATGGAGCAACTGGAGCAACTGGGCCCGCTGGATCTGATGGGGCTGATGGGGCAGCGGCAACTATAGCGGTTGGTTCAACAACTACAGGTAACGCAGGAACTAACGCCTCAGTTTCAAATAGTGGTTCATCTTCTGCTGCCACGTTCAATTTCACAATACCTAGAGGAGAGACCGGCGCTACCGGCGCAACTGGTCCTACTGGAACAACGGGATCGGCAGGGGCTACAGGTGCAACAGGACCTCAGGGACCACAAGGCGCCGCAGGTGCGGATGGCTCAGATGCAACAGTTAATGCAACCAACGTAGATTCGGCTGGCGCAGTAATGAATAGCGATTTAGACGGTAAGGGTGAAATATTAATTGGTGATGGCTCAGGCGATCCAACTGCTTTAGCTGTAGGAACTAATGATTATGTTTTAACTGCTGACTCTAATGAAGCAACTGGAGTTAAATGGGCTGCTGCTGCTGGTGGAGGACTAGATTCTGACTCTGAATACAATACGGTGGGAGGCACAAACGCTGGAAGTAGTTTTAGTGGTACAAGTGCAGTAAATAATTCTCTTTATGGCTACAATGCAGGCGCAGCCATTAGTTCCGGAGATAAATCCGTCGCGATTGGAAGTGGTGCGTTGTCGACTGTTACTACAAATTCGGAGTTGGTTGCTGTTGGTTACAAGGCTTTAAATCTTAATACGGCAGGCAATAACGTAGCCGTTGGAGCGTTTGCAGGAGAGGCGACTACCTCAGGCGATTCAAATGTTTTTGTGGGGTATGAAGCCGGCAAACGTAACACTACAGGATATGGAAATGGTGGGGTGGGTCTTAGAGCAATGGATTCAGTCACCACCGGACTTTTCAACAATAGCATGGGCTATGAAGCACTAGGGGGACTGACAACTGGAAATGACAACACTGGGATGGGAAATCAGTCTTTACAGGTTGTAAATACAGGCTCAGAAAATTCTGCACTGGGAGCTCATGCTGGAGATAACATTACAACTGGCTCTAATAATACCTGTATAGGATTTAATTCGGATACAAGTTCAAGCACAGCTTCAAACGAAGTCGTTTTGGGCAATAGTTCAGTTGCAACGTTGCGTTGTCAAGTAAGCTCAATTTCATCTTTATCTGATAGACGTGATAAAACAGATATCAAAACATTAGATCTAGGATTGGATTTTATTGATTCTCTTAAACCTGTAAAATTCAAGTGGCAAACTAGAGATGGCAAGGGGCCAAAAGGTTACGAGGCAGGTTTTATTGCTCAGGATTTTCAGGAAGCACAAAAAAATAATGATGCTGATTTTTTAAATTTAGTTTTAGAGTCAAATCCAGAAAAACTTGAGGCAGCACCTGGAAAATTAATACCAATACTTGTAAGAGCTATACAAGAGCTTAAAATGGAGATTGAAACTCTTAGAAACAATGGCTGAACGTTCTACGGAAGAAGTTGCAAAAGTCTTTAATGCTGCTGGTGATAGCGTCACTCTCATCAATTCTATTGCTGCTCAATCAAAAATTACTGATGAAGATAAGGACACCCTTAAAAGGAATGTAGATCATCTAGAAATAATTAAGGCTTATAAGAAAGAGGACGGCACAACTTCTATCTGGACTTCTGAATCTTTTACAGATATAGATGCAGCAATTACACTTGGAAAGTCTAAGTATTGATTAATGCAAAAAGTAATTAACACTCTTTCTATCATTTCCTTTACTGCGTTTTTAGTAGGTCTTGGTGGCCTTGGATATGGTTTTCTAAATCGTCAAAAGATTATTAATCATGCAATGTCTCAAATAAAGAGCGAATTGCCGAAGCTAGTAAAAGAAAGTATGCCTAGTATGGAGATGCCAAAGGCAACAGGTAATGTCTTACCGTTCTGATTTTCCTTTTTTAAGTATCCTTTTAGGGGCTGGTTTAATTGGTACTAATTTTTTTAGTTTAACCTTGTTATCAAAATCTACTAATTCAATTCCTTTTGATCTAGCGCGATTAAATACAACTGAAAACTCTGCAAGTCAAATGCACTATCAGAAAAATGGGGAAAAATTAGATTTAACGATCACTCATAATATGCACCAACCCAAAACGGTTTTATTTAGTAGCGATACAACTAAAAGCAAATGGAATGGTAAACAAGATGTTAGCTATGTTAGGCGTGAATATGTCCCCCATGTACCGACAGAGAAAAGACAAGAGATAGATATGAAATGCTTAGAGGCTTCAATCATTGGAAAGAATAACGGTGGTCTGGTAGGGGCTGGAGTTGCTACAGCTGCGGGCGCATCAAGGCTTTCTAATATTCCGATAATTGGATTTTTATTAGAGCCTTTTGCCAGGAATAGGGCGCAAAAAATAGGTTCCGACATTGGCTCAAGTTTGGGTAAAGATTTATCTGATTGCTAAGTGGAAATAGAAGATATATCAATTAGAGAAATACCTCAAGCTTCAATCGATCTATCAATAATTAATACGCCTAATCCTAAAATACCTGGCAACATTGGTTTTCCAGTAATTCAGATACCTGGTTGTGTACGGGCTAGGACATTAAAAAATAAAAATTTAGTTACTAATGACGAACGTGGAAATTTAATCCTTTGTGATGGCAATGTTCCAACACTGGAAAGCATGGCTGTTGATTGGACTGGCGTGGAAAATATTCAATCTGTTGAAGAAGAGCCTGAAATTGTTCCACCTGTCCCAAAATTAGAAACACCAAAAGAACAAACTAAAACAGAAAAAAGAACAACAACAAACAAAACTAAAAAAGATAAAAACACAGAAACAGACAGCATTGCAAAAAACCTTGAATTGCCAAAAGTTGATTTAAAAGGTATCAACACTAATGCTTCTATTGACCTTCCTTGTCCGTTGCCTGGTTCACCCCCCCCTGGGGCTGTTGGTAAGTTTTCAACAAAGGTTGTTTTACGTTATGAAAAGAATGGTAATTTATGTGAAACGATCTACCAAGACCGAGCATTATTTGACGTCATCAATTCATATACTCCACCGCCTAGCACCATTGTAAATACATCTACTATTGCTATTACTTCTGTTGTTGGTGTAACTGTAATTGGGCAACCATTAGCCAAGTTTTTCCAAAAACAATTAAAAGGACAAGCTAAAAGTTTATCAAAGAAAATAACAAAAAAGCTGCTTGCTATTCGGGGGAAGAAACCTCTTGTAAAGTCCCTTTCTGAAAGGCGAAAGGATCAGAGGAATTTGAAGAAATAGAATGTTTATGATTTGGGAGGGTGTTAGGAGGATTGACTAAACGGACATCTGAACAAGTCACAAAGCTTGGGCTGTTTTTAGCGTAGGTCACGCCCAGTTTTAATTGCTCAGCACATATTTTTAAACGACTTAAAGAGTAGTCTAATTTTCTAGCCTTATAAGCTTGTTCTAAATATTTAACCCTGCTATTTTGCGCGGCCACGCAGTTATTAACCATACGGCGATCTAATGGAACAGCTATAGTTGCGGTCACACCGTAATTAAAACTTAAGTTGTTACGCGCTTGTCCTGTCCTTATTGGCTTTTGATACAAAACTCCACCTGGATTTATTAGATTACCGTTGTCATCAGTGCTATCATCATATATATTTTCTAGATAAGTTGGTTCAAAAGGATCTTTCCAAGTATTAACTTTAGAAATGAATGGATTAATAGTCAAAGTTGTTCCACTACAACGGATTCCATCACCTAATTCTTGAAACATAAAGCTACCACTTTGTACCTGAATACCTTGGTTAATCACTGACCCCTGTGACGTGGCAGAAGGGCTTGCTATAGTTGTAGAGTTAGCAAAGACTGGCTGACTAAGTGTTATTGAGTAAAGACAGATACCGATTCTACTAAGGATTCTGTTGTGGTTATTCTGTTTATTGTTGTTATATTTGAAAGCCCGGAATTTTGAAGGCTTTCCGTGAATGAAAAAGCTTGTCCAGGATTTGTTATTTTCCAATCTGGTTTGTTTGCGGGGGTTACATCTACTGATGTCCATGTGAAGTTGATGTTATCAACAGTTTGAGGTGTGCTTTCTACAAGTCGAGGAGAGATAACATTATTATTATTTAAAGGTTCTATATTGTGACCTGAAACCACATATTGTGAGCCAGAAAAATCTACACTTGTTATTGTTTCCGAAACAACAGTTTTAGTTTCTTGGCGTGAATTTAGCGTTCCCGTAGAAAATGTTGGGACGACGGGAACAGCAGAAACGCTAGTACCTACAAAGGATATAAACAACAATAATTTATAGATTTTCCTCATTAAGAATCATTTTACGGTAATTTCTGAGCTATATTGTGCGACCCCAGTTGTCCCCGCCCCACCTGCCTGAACGGTGGTTAAACCAGAGCTTAGGACAGTCCCTTGTAAATTTCCAGCTACACCCCCGGAGGTTACTACAAGATTTCCAAAAGCCGGCATGTCTGGAACCACTCCGGCGGAGACATCAACGCCTGATCCTATGGCTGGAATCGCATCACCTTGAATATACGATTCTTCGTACGAAAAGGCACTGCTTACAACATTAACCTCCATAGCTCCAACATCAAGAATTGCTGCTGCGGTGGCTGTTGGTGCTGTCAATTTTCCAAAGTGTTCACCTGTGGTGACTTTCATGTTGTTCCCCGAGACAGCATAAGTTGACGGAACTCTAATCGCATGGACAGCCGCCCCATCAACTTTTAAGCTTGTTGAGGCTGTATGTTTGATTGAAATATCTGCATTAGCAGGTGAAGCCAATAGAAAAACAAATGGGATCAGTAGTCGTTTCATGCGTTTTTAGGTGAATCAGGTTTTTTAGTTACGACTTGTACTTCTGTTGGTGGATATTTTACAAATATTGTATGTGTATTGCCTCCGCCGCCTTCGCCATTTTTCTTTTTAGCCGTTGCACCCTTCGACACATTCAGCCCATAACTTGTCAAGACCGTTCCTAGCATCGCGCTCGCAAAACTGGTATCAGGTCGTTGATCAGGCATCTCAAATTCTATATTTCCTATTTTAATTACTGGTGGAAAAGAAATGTACGCCAAGCTAAGAATACTGAGACTCCAAATCAAAACAAGTGTTTTGACCCCATTTGATAAATAAAATAAGATCATATCCTGATATTCAGGCATGTCATCGTCATCATTATTTACATCTATTTGTTGACTCTTTTGTTTGTTGTCAGTCATAAGCCTTTACTTACTATGCAGACGTATATAACATACTAAAGCTAATTGTTTGTGAGAATGAGTCAACCCTTATCAATTTGGGAAAACGCAGCCCGTACTGAATTAATGGAGAAATTATATTTTTTAGATGGGCGTGACAACCCGGCACATCCTCACGCAAATACGTTTACAGGTTTAGGCGTAGAAATACAAATAAGAAACAGAATAAATAAAGAAAGAGAAATTACTGATAAATGGAACAAGTTATTGTGTGAGCAATGACAGAAATATATGCCGCGTTAATTGGTGCAATGGTTAGCGCCCTGTTGATGGTCTTAGCCAATAGATCCTCTAAACGCCAGTCAGATATTAGAGAAATCTTCCATAGACTTAATGCTATAGAACGGGAGCAAGCGCGGTCAGAACCCGCCAGAAACAGGAATTGGCGTAATAGGTAGACAAGAAAAAACCCCCTAACGTGTGTGACCGTTAAGAGGTATGTCTTCCCGTACTCAATAGTTAGATAATTAAACTAGGCAAAAAACAAAGGGCAAATTTATTCTACTTAAAATGCGACATTTCTTCATTGATATATCTACTTAAAATTACTGCTTTGCTGTGATGAGCTTTATAGCCTGTTAATTCTCTTAATTTCTTAGAAGATAAAAACATTGCCATACGTCGCCAACTTTCAATTTTATTTGTCGGGGATCTATAAACAAACGGCTTCCCTAATAAGTCCAATAAGTGTCTCATAAGTCTTAATACGCTTGCATAGTAATTATATTAAAGCTATCTTTTTATTAATTCCCATCACCGGCCCCGCCTTGTTCACGGGGTTATTTTTTGTTTATAAATAATTGCAGGCAAAAAAAAAGAGCCTTGCGGCCCTCGGTGTTTAAGCTTGGTTTGAGATTACTTGGCGGATTGCCTTTTTAATTGTTGCTCTTTTGTATGACTCTAGGGCTTGAATTAAGCAGTCCTCGCCGTGAAATACTTTTTGAAAAGGAAGGTTGCGAGCGCCTATTGTCTTTGTAGACATTGAGCAATAAGGAAATTCACCGTTGCTAACACATACTGTGAAACTTTGCTTTGCTGAGATATTGAAAGTGTATCCAGTTAGAGTTTCAGAAGGCTTAGTAATTTGCATTGGAAGAGTCTCCTCTTTGTTTACTTCTTTATAATAGTAAATTATTCCCAAAAGGTCAACCCTTGTTTAGGCGTATTAATATAATTTAATAATTAAATGTCGGGGGATGGATAACGCCAATTACGTCCCTTGTATTTCCCGTTGCAGCGGGTGTTGTATTGCAGGCTCCCCGACGTTGGTTAATTACCTAAATGGGCAAAGATTAGTTTCTACTATTTCGTAGAGTTCTTTTTCATGTTTATTCATAAAATCATCTTCTTCCTTGAAATTGTATTTATCAACGCCAAACTCTTTCATTTTTTTATCTTTCTGTTTTCTGTAGGTGTCCTCGGCTAATTCTCTTGATTCTTCCCATCTCTTAACAGTCCATCCGTCATAAAAAGGATTGTAGAAAATGACTGCGTGAGTAAAGTCTTTAGAAGAAATAATTTGAGTTGATGAACCGTCAGGCATTACAACGGTCTTTAGTGATTTTTCCATTGTTTTAAAAGCGAAGGAATAAAAAACCCCCTAGAGAAAGGGGGCGCGGTGGTTAAAAGATAAAGGCGGCTGAAAGAGAAATCGCGAAGGCGTAAAACAAAAATGTAGTTATTTTTTCTTGGCGGTTTAACTTGGCTTGTAATCCTTTTGTCTGGTTTAAGCTTTCTCTCATTTGCTTCGCCTCTTTAAGTAGAGGATGATATGGCATTTGAGAAAGTGAAGAAGAAGTCATTTAAAACTCTTTAAATTGGATGTCTCTCGACTTCTTTAATATATATCTAGGGTTGACCCTTGTCAACTATGTCTAAGCAGAAACAGTAAGTTTCTCTAAATCTAAAACCCTTTGTAGTGGTATCGCTGCAACTTGAGGGCAAACTGAATTTCCTAGGGCTTTAGTTCTGTGTATCCAATCGGATAGCCCATCGCTTCCTCTGTCCAACACGGGTTTACTCTTGTACCGTCGCCAATTTGGGTTAAGATGTCGGCTATTCTTTTGGCTCCATGTCTGGTTTGAAACCCCTGCCCTGATCTTCCTTTGTAATCTGTCGCTACTGGGGTAGGCAACAAGCCAAAATCTGTCTCTTTTATGGCAGGCTCCCAAAGCACTTGCTGGTATGCAAGCA